CGGCACCATCACTAGCCCAATCATGCAAAGGCTTATCACGGTAGCATCCTAGCTTGTCATTCCACTCTTTTCTATATGACTCAAGGCAGGCAATACCGCGCTTGCATTTATCCTCATCAAACACGCACCGTTCTAACATTTTACGAGCGTAGTTTATTCCGTCTTCAATAGATAACTTTGCGACTTTTTCAAATATCAACCTGTAAATTTGTCCATTTATTAAAAACCCTTCCCTGGCCATTTCGCGTCTTGTCTTGCCTTTACCACTGAAATCTCTGTTATCTATATCATGTGGTGCGTAATGCCTCCCGTAGTCATAACCTTTATTCTTCAGCACTGTAGCGTAATGCTCTAAGCCTTCTCCGCTGTTTTCGTAATAGTCAATTAGGTGAATTTCTTTGCCTATTTTTTGATAGAACCAGATTGAAGTATTATCACCAACGCCGATATCCCATGCAGTATTTACTTTTGCGTCATTACCAAAACCATCACAGATGCGCCCATCTTTGTATATTTTGCTGAATTGCTGCTCGTAATAAGCGCCTTTCACTGCCTGTTCAAATGCTTCTTTTGGAGTTGTTGGATACTCTCGTTTCATATCAATACCAAGCACAGCAAGTTTTGCAGAGTACCAAGCGCGCTGTCTGTTATTGATAATTATACCAAGCTCACCCTCAATCTTGGCAAAGTAGCTATCTAACGAGTGATCAACATCACCGTCAATCTCATAATCTTTTGTTTCATACCAGGAAAAGAAATGGAATTTAAATTGCAGTATATTAGGTGTCTTATTAAGCAAGTGCAGTCTTTCAGCTTCAATAGCATATTCGTGGAAATACCCCTCTTTACCTTCCGCTGTGGATTCAATGGTAATTGTTCCGCCAGCAGCTACCGATTCAAATGCCCCGGTAACAATCTCTTTTGCTTTTTCTGGGTACTTCTTGCATATCTTTCCGAATTCAGAGATATGAAGTGATTGAAGTGTGCCACCACGCGCCGATACAGCCACTTTAATGGCTGCTCCGTTATCAAACACATAAGCGTTACCCTTATCACTAACTGCCCTTGGTAATGTGTATCCCGCCCTTGCTATGACTTCTCTTTGCTCATCCGTAATCTGAGAGTAAGCGTATTTAATTTTATTCCTAAATATGTCCTGAGCATCAACAAAGTTATGGCATATGCAAGCTGCTTGATAATCTTTTGTAAACAGGCACTCATCAAGATCATCAATCATTTTGTGGGTCGTCATACCTAACTGTCGAGCTTTAAGTATTAAATCTCGCCCATGCTGTTTTAGATAGAAATCCTCTTGCTCATTGTTTGGAACGTAAAGAACCTTCTTTCCGCTCTTGGTTTTAATATGATAAAGCGTATTAAGCCTGAAGAACTTATAACTCAAGGCATCCGTCAACTCATCCATCGTCAGCTCACCAAGCCTATTAATATAATCCTTAGCTATTTCATGGTTACTCTTCATTTAGTACCCAACCTTTGCTGATTCTCCGCTTGCCATTAGCAACGAACGACATGCCAGATTGAGATAGCCCGTTATCACTCAACGCTTAGATCCGTCAGTTAGCTTACTGGCCAGCGTTTCGTTTACGGTTATATTTGAGCGAACCTCTGCTGATGATTGATCTTTCTGATCAAGCCACTGCTTACCAAGCCATATTAGCATCGTAGGATTGCCTGATGTTGCTAAATCAAACTGCTTCCTCCGTAGTGACATTTTACCGTTCGCGCTCTTTTGCTTGAAATAGTCCAAAAAACCGCCGTTACCGTCCTTTCCAAGCTGGTTGTTTAAATGCTCATAGCTTACGTCCAATATAGCAGCGCACTCTTCACCAGTGCATTGTATAGCGCACATAGCATCTAGCTTTTTGTAGTCAATTGGCTTTTTAGGAGCGCCCCCTTTGTTTTTTCTCATAAATACCTCTTTGCAGTAAAGCCCGAAAACCAGCCGTAATCAGCTGGTTGATTTTCTAGTGCGCAATAACGCTTCTAACTGCCTGCCTAAACCTAATATTACAGGATTCTGTCGCCTCTATTTCCGTGATCGGCGTTGACGATATCATATTGAACATTCTGCCGTCATTTAACGTTACAGTGAAACACCTATGTCTCATTACGAACAACTACAAACGTAGATACTAGTTTTTTCTCTCCGCAGTCAAACTTAACTAGCAGATTTCCGCCTAACATACACCCCTTGGTAACAACCCCTTCGCCAAACTTGAAATGACAAACGGCAGATCCAGCTTTGATGTCCATTAGTTTAGCTGTGTCGTGAATCAATGTAGTGCCTGATCTTGATTCGTTGCGCTTTGATCTGGCTGCGCTTGAGTTTAGCTTGTGATACCCGATAGCCATCCTACACCCCCACATGCGTTAGTATTTGCTCGTCATTCATTCCGCCTAGCTTGCACTGTGCTATTAGCGACTTCCTGTAGTCGCCGTTATGCTTTCTTATGTACGCTAATGGATTCCTGCTTGTTGGGAAAACCTCCGCTATCTTTACCCCGTCAACGTAAACCCTTACAGCTGTCTTGCTGTTTCCGCTTGCGTTTGTGTTTGAAACTTTTATGTTCATATCACTCTCCTGTTGTTTTCAATAACAACATTGTAGCACTTGACAAGTGTAACGCAAGCGGCAGAGTGTTATTCTATTGTTTTTGTGTGATCTGACTCACATACGGCAATATTTCCCGTGTAATCCTGCCACCGCTTGACTATTACATCAACATTAACAGTGTCAAGCTCCATTGTGTAACACTCGCGTCTGGTCTTCTCACACGCTATGATCGTAGATCCGCTACCACCAAACAAATCTAAATACCTAACCCCACCAACACCGTTAAAGATGGCTTCCACCCAAGCAATAGGCTTTCCGTGCTGATGCCCTCCAGTATCCATTGATGCCTTATTTAGACTGAACACGGTTGACAGGTGAACCGCTCCATCTAGCGGCTTGTAATTCGACTTTCCACGAGTGTTTGATACAACTTTAGCTTTACGCTCCTTTCCATCTTTAACAATTGCCTCATCAAAATTGAATTTCGGATCGTCGCCAAACACGCCGCATGTCTTATGCCTTGCAAGTGGCCTATTTGGTGTATACCAAGATGTCACGTTATCCCATATGAACTCATACAATCCTTCCCACCCGCAATTAACCGCCGACGATGCGCCTATGCCGAACCTCTTGAAATCCCAAAACACGCAAAGCTTAGATCCCGCTGACGGAGACGGCATCGCGTCAGCGTACAAGGATTCTACTTCGTAAGGGGGATCAAACACACAAGTATGCCAGTTATTTCCATTCATTAACTTACCGACTGCATCGGCGCTCGTGCTATCTCCGCACATCAGCCTGTGCTCTCCTAGCTGCCATATATCGCCTAGCTCGCTTACGGGTTTTTCTGGCGGCTCTGGCACTGCATCTTCATCGGTTAAACCTTCCGCTTCTTCACCAATTAACCCACTAAGAAAGTCATCATCGAAGCCTAGCAAGTCAATATTAAAGTCTAGCTCGTCAAGTGATTCTAGCTCTAGCTTTAGATTGCCCAAATCCCAGCCAGCATTTAAAGCCAGTTGGTTATCAGCGATTACATAAGCTTTCTTTTGCGCTTCTGTTAAACCGTTTAATTCGATGCAAGGCACCTTGTCAATTCCAAGCTTTTTCGCTGCTAGAATGCGCCCATGTCCTGCGACAATTCCACCTTGTTCATCAATTAAAACTGGATTGGTGAATCCGAATTCTTTTATGCTAGATGCAACTTGATTGATTTGCTCGTCACTATGAGTGCGCGAGTTGTTTGCGTATGGAATTAAGTCTTTGATGCTTCTTTCTGAGTATTCATGCTTTTTATCTTTAGTATCCACTGGATGACTCCTTATTTATCAGGCACTGCCTCTATTGCTTTATGATACCCCATAACGCAAAAACCAGCAATTAAGCTGGCTTGTGTGGACTGTTATTTTGACTCTTGAATATGTTTGTCGTACTTTTCAAGCCACCCACTCATCCCGCTAGTTATCCAGATTTTTAAGCCTGTCAATATTATATACATAACAACTATCACTTCATATCCGCACATAGCAAGCATGACAACTGAAAGCGCTGATTTGGAGTAATTAAATAGCCCACGTATACCTTTCTTTATTTTCACCATCTTTCTAAATGCTACGCTTATCTCTTTAGCCTTTTTATTGTCAGGCTCAACTA